CTGTTGAATTAGCCGGAAAAACCACAAAACCTGTCAAGGCATAACGACCTGATAATCCAGCTGGTATTGTAATTCTTGAATTATTTGTGACAGTACTGTGAAAACCACTTGTATCCCAAAATTCGGTGTTCCATGCTAAAACTGTTTCGGTAATGTTGTTTGTTGATTGATCGGTGGAATTACCCAGGTTCACGCCGACGTTGTATGGATAGCCCCATTTCAATCCCGTGGTTGTGGATGAATCAGCAATCAAAGGTGTTCCGTTTGATCCGGCCGTTAAATTGTCAAAAGTCTGTGATCCTGTTCCAACAATCAAATCGCCTTTTGCTGCAATCTCTGTTGCCATCGAGTTTGTTATTGTGACGGCACCTGATGTGCCACCGCCTGAAATGCCTGTGCCAGCTGTAACAGCTGTAATGTCACCAACATCATTTGTGATCCAAGCAAAATCCATATCTGTATTTGAGGCTTTTGCAAGAATTTGTCCAGTTGTGCCACCTTCTAAATCGACCAATGAGGCATCAATGGCATCGCCAAGAGCCTCAATTGCTGTTGCGCCATCCTTGACCAAATCGGTGCTTGTTGGCACCGGCCAGCCAAAATTGGGAGTTGTAGTTGCCATTTATGCCACCGATCCGATCGCGTTTTCCCATGTGAGTGTTGAGTTGATTGTATTCCAAGACTCCAAAGCAGACACCTGATTCCATCGGAGTGTCACTTGGGAGAATTCAATTGGTGATGCATTGATGCTAATTGACAAAGCATTGTACGAGGCTCGAAATGTCCAACCTTCCACATAGCCTTGAAAAACGCTGTTCACAATGTTTGCCGGCAAATCCGTGATTTCCAGCGGTAAGCCCATGAATATGTTGAGCAAATCATCCCGGTCTGAATCATCGATTTCGGGTGATCCCAACGGGAATTCGATTGAGTCAAAAAAAGCTCGTGGATATGCCTTGAGCTGCAAACGCCTTTCGGCCACCGCCAAAGCCTCAGCTGCATTTTCTAAATTGGTGTCAAAGATTTCAGCAAATTTGCCGTATTGCGAAATAGATGCCAAATCGCTTACATCAATTTTTGAGTTTTTGTAATTCAAAGTGATGAAATTTCGGACATCGCCTGAGCGCGTGATTGACTTTAAGCCAACTCCAATTGATGTGTTTGCTGAAATTGTGGTGTAGCCATTGTTTTGCAAATATGTTTGTCGGTGTAATGCATCGGCATACCCAATTCGACCGGATGAATCCTCAAACATATAGCCCAATGCAGATTCGGCAATTTGTGATGCCAATGTATAGCTTGAAACAGGATCGGCCGCTCGCGAGACCATTTCATATTGTCCGGGTTGATCTATCTCGCCAAGGCCTACATTTTCAGCATCAGCCCATGTCGTGGTTGGATCATATTGGTACCATTGCAAAGCTGGTGCCACTTCGTTCCAATTGTTAAGCAACAAATCTGACAAAATGGCATATATCTGATCGCCATCAAAATCCTTAGCCAAAGCCAATTCCCAGTTTGCTCTGGCCAATCGCGCCAAAGCTCCCAAAGCTGTAATTCGTGCAGCTGTTGTATATCCGCGTGATCCAGCCGATTGCACCGAAATCTCAAGGTCTGAAATAAAGCCGCCAAATAAATTCACAAATGTGCCGGTTGAATCCTTGATTGAAATTAAAATGTCTGTGCCGACTGTAAATGAATAATCCGTGTTGTCAAAATTTATTAACTCGACCGAGCAATATCCGGCCACAGGTTGTTCATAGATAGATGTGCGACCAGATGTAATTCCTAGATTTGCAATGGTCGATGAGCTGTAATCAACGCCATTGATCAAAATCTGATATTCGGGATTCCAAAGGCTCATGCAAAGGCTCCGGAACCTAGCGTGCCACGATAAGTCGAATTGTTAAGAATTGTAACAATTTGGCGTGCTACGCCTTCCGGATCAAGCGCGCCATTGACTGTGATGCTGATACCACCACCGCCACCACCTAACATGTGATTTGGGATAATCGATCCGCTACTGGATGGAGTGAACATTTCCGGGCCACGCTCGCCGACAAGATATGTTTTTCCAGCAGATACCGGGCCACCAGCTGCGCGAGTGCCTCCAAAAATACGATCAATAATGTCTGCAAGGCCTTCCAATAAAGGATTGCTTTTAATCAAATTAATAAATTCCTTGATTTTGTCAATTGCATTATCAAAGAAATTGATCAATCTTGAAATGCCTGTAATCACACCCGCAATGGCATTTCCTATTGTTTCAAATGCTACGCGCAAAACTGTGCCGATTGCCGGTGCAAAATTGTCTCGCACAAAAGCGGCAACTGTCTTGAATAAATTAAACAACGGCTGCAAATCGGCTTGATTGTCTGTAATTGCATTGCTAATGGTGTTAAAGGCATTGCGTAATCCTGACAATGCCGGGCCAAAAACATTGACCAAAAATGGCCATACATAATCGATGAGATAACTTACCCACACCCGAAATGCTGGGATGACAAAATCTGTCAAAATTGATTTGATGTCATTAAGTGGTGATTTAAGTTTTGAGCCTAAACTGTCTGAAAGATTTTGGAGTGCCGGGATTACCTTGTCCACAAATGTTGTGACCAATGGTGTGATTGCATCAAGAATAAATGATCCGACAGTTTCTTTGCCTTCATCAAATGCAATCTTAAGCCGATCCATTTTGCCTTGAAATGTTTCAGCTTTGACCGATGCTTGGTTTTCAAAAGTATCTGCCAGCTTTTTTGTAATCTCATCCATCGAAAGTGTTTTGAGCGTTGCAGCACTTAAGCCAACACCCAATTTGCCCAAAGCGGCTGTGTTGCCTTCTTGAGCCTTTGCCAAAGCATTGGAAACCGCCTCAAGCGATTTGCCACTACCGGCAGCAATATCAATTGCCAATCCTTGCAATCTCTGTGCCTTTTCGACATCACCCGTGGCACGGGCTAAACGCTCAAGCGATGGCCTCAGATCATCATCGGTTACGCCAAAAGCCAATGATGTTTTGGTGATGTAATCCTCTGTGCTCTTAATTTGGGCATTGGTGGCACCTGTGACATTGCGTAAGGTCAATGCCAGTCTTTCCTGTGCGGCTGCATCTGCAATGGCCGCTTTGACCCCATCAACGGCCAATTTGCCGGCATAAACAGCGGCAGCGGCTCCAGCTGCGGCAAATGCCAATCCTGCCTTTTTGCCGAAATCACCGAGCTTTGACCCGAAAGATTGAACCTCTTTACTGCCGGTGTCGAGGCTTTTTTTCAGCTGGTCAATATCGCCAAGGATCGAAAGTTTAAGCGTTCTTGATTGTCCGGCCATCACCACTCCTTCAAAATCTTAGAAAACGCTGTTTCCCATTGAGCAATGATATGAGGCTGCTCAGCTCTTAATGTTGGGTAGATGAAATAGCCGCGTGATCCTCGACCTTGACGGCCAGACCAAACCGGGAATTGCTTAAACTTGTTTGAGCCAAATTCGTATCCGCCCCAAAGCTGTTGGGTTGTACCGCCGCCGCTAAATTTTTGAGACACAAAGCCAAATGAAATTTCACCGATCTTTGATGACTTGCTAACACGCGATCCATCGGCAATCCGACTAGCTGCATTGTTTGGCCGATTGCCAGCCTCGCTTTTAATCTTTGATTGCAGATAAGTGGCCAACCCATTGGAAACACCTTTGGCCTGTGCAACGGCAGCTTCATCCATAGCTTTGAAAGCTTTGATGATGCCGCGCAAATCACTTTTGTCGTAAGTGATCGCATCAGTTGCCATTGCGCTTCTCCAATATCTCAAATGCGGTTAAAACATCCTCAGCGGTTTGAAACTCCGATCGTGGCAATCCGGTCGATATTGCTAACTCCCAAAGGAGCCGATTTATGCTTCCGGATTGGTAGCTTTTGGGGTATCAGTCTCTCCCATATTTATGTCGGTGACTGTTTCACACCACACATCAAATGCTTTGACTGGTTTGCCGCCAGCTTCGCGCTTCATTGCGTGATACGCCAAAAACATCAGATCGGCAATGCCCAGCTTGTCTTGTACTTGCTGGATGGTGTTGCCTGTCTTTTGTTCCCACTTCATCCACTCCGGTGGGAGCGCGGTATATGTCGCGCTCTCCCCGGCCGTGTATTCAATTGTGATTGCTAGTTTCATTTATTTGCTCCCGATTCTGTTTTTAACTAAATGACTCTGTTGGTGTTCCAACGACTGTCAATGTCCATGTGTCGGTGAGTGCTCCTGGAGCAGCTCCACCAGCTGTTGGGAAAATTGGCAATACATTGAAAGTGAAAACCGCGCCTGTTACAGCTGTGAAAGAAACCGCAACTGTTGTGTTTGGTGCTGATTCAGCGTTTGACCACATTGACTCAAACAATGATCCAATGCCGCCTGATGCGCCCCAATCTTGCAAAAGCTCGATTGTGAAAGTCCATTGTGTATCTATCGATTTGTAAGCGCGGCCATCGAGTGTTTGGTATGTCTCAATGATCGTGTCACATGAAAGTGTGGCTGAGGTTGTCTGTGCATCGTACAGCTTTGTGTCGAGCGTAAATGACACATCGCGGCCGGTGATGATTGTTGTTGGCATTTTTTCTCCTTAGTTGGTGTAGTAGGTGCTCACTTGTAAATCGGCCGTGAGGTATTTACCTGCACCGACTTCCAATGGTTGCGGTTGATTTACATTGCCGACTTCATAGCCGACCGGCATTGTGCTGATGATGCTAATCATCAATTTTTCAAGATTGTCCAAGGCTGCCGCATTGTTTGAATATCCGACAACGCCTGTGACTGTGAGATTGACTTTGACTCTCGTTGTGCCTTTGCCAATCAAAACGCTTTCCAAATATGGAGCATCTGGCACCAAGCAAATTGATGGGCTTGTCATTGTCTCTGGAATTCCGTTATACACATTGGCAGCAATGGATGAAAGTGCTGTCTTTAATGGTGTGCGGATTTGGGATTCGATTGTCATTGTGCCATCGTTTCAACATCAAGAAACGGCCCAAGGAGGCCAATGACTCTGTTCGTCAAGCTGCGCCCGAGAATAAATGGTGCCGGCTGGAAATTATCTGACATGATCTGATTGCCGGGAGCTGTGATGCTCTGAAATATCTCAACCGACACAACCAAAATTGCGTTTTCAACAGGTGGTGTTGATGCGTACAACTGAGCTGCCGACGATCCGCTCAATGTTGCTGTTGCCGCTGGAATAAATGGCAGCGGATATGTTCGATCAGCTGATGCCGTTGCAGCTGTGAAAAGATAAGGCTCAATCCGATCATCGGTGACTGTATAAGTCGCGCTGTAAGTACCGGCCCCGGTAACAACAACAGATTGACCCGGCACAAAGTAATTTGGCCGCTGAGTGGTGAAATAAATGACGGAATCACTCACATTGGCAAAAGTCACCGATGATTGGTATTGCGTAAGTAAAGGCAAAATCGTTTGTTCAGCTGAATCAATAATTTGATCAAGCTGTGCATCAGAATACAAAGAAACCGAGACACCAAGAATAGACCTCAGCTGTGAGGCTGTGACAATTGCTGGCATCTCGGTTCCTTTCGTGTCAGTAGCGTTCGGGAGCGACCGCTACCGATAGTGATTTATGGGAGGTTGTTGAATTGTGCACCATTTGGCACCTTGGCAGCTAGTGCGCCATAGCCGTAGTACAAAATGTCAATTGTTCCATCGCTGTTGATGTTGCTGCGTAGCGTAAAGCGTGGAGATTCGTACCATGTGTAAGAATCTGGATTGACAACGACCATTGAAGAATCGCCATCGGCTGTTGTTGTGCCAGCGTTACCAAATGAGCGTGAAACATAAAGGTTGAGACCCGGTGAAACTACACCGCGCAATGAATCTCCGCGTACATTTCCAGCTGCGTTTGAAGGCTGTGCTGCGTTGTAAAGTGGTGTGCCATTGTCGTTGTAACCCATGATGTTTCCCCATTGTGTTGGTGAAACGATCAATGAGCGAGCAAAACCAAGTGATGCACCATAAACAGCTGCGGCTGCCTTAGATGTGTATCCAAGGAATCCGGTTGCTGAATTTGCTGCCTGTGTTGTCACAGTAGTGACGGCCGCTTGCATTTGTGCCAATGCATACTCATCAGTCTCTTTTGCATAAGCAAATTCAAGATTCTGTAAGAGAGCTGTGAGGTACTCCGGACGGCTGCGGTCGATCAATTCGACTGTTGAAATTGCGCGGCCTTTGAATGGCTGAACAGAAACAGAAAGAAAGGTTGCAGATAGTGATGATTCTGTGATTGCTGTATTTTCAGCAATTGGCAAAACTGTTGGCACAGCTGTGACTTTTGGCAATTCAAAAGTCATGCCTTCTGCAACTAAGGTTTCGCGGCTGATGCCATCGATTGTGCCACGATCAGCATTTGCAAGTGCATTGATGACCTGTGTGCTTTGTGGTGTTGGAATCATGCCGGGTGCTGTTGATGTTGTGTTATCAGCTGCCTTGACATACTGGCGTGAATCCTCATCATGCAAAACGCTTGCGCGTAGGTAGTGCTCAAGGTAAGAAACCTTGTCCACGATTGGTGAGCGTGG